GCAAGAACAAGATTTGCTACGTTCGAAATAAGGTACGGATTAAGGTTGAAAATGAATTGAGGTGTCGTATTTTGATACACAACCTGCTGATCAAGATATGTAATAATATTTCCACCCGGTGCTATACTAATACTCTTAATAGTGCAGATGGTCGGTTGGTGATTCGCATCGTCAAAACCACTAATTGAAAGATTTCCGAGCATACGAAAGTCTGAAAATGTCATGTTAATATTCGAAAAGTCAAACTGGGATGGGTACTGGATACTTGTCGCATTTGCATAGCACATAGGCAGATCGTTAAAAGTCATGGTGACTGGTTTATTTCCAGTAAGTGTAATGTACTCGGATGATGACAACCGGACTGGTGTTACGGTCGATCTGTACACATTTGTTGCGACCGTAACGTTCCCTGTAAAGCCAAGACCGCTTATATTGCTACCGATCGAAACTGGTAGAGTATTTGATATACACAGGTTGATGCTCGAGAATGGTTTGACGAGCGAATAGATTGATTTCCAGTTCCATGCATTCTGGGCATCGTTATATGACAGTGTGATAAAGTCGTTACGGACCCAAGGCAGACAACTCGCCGAAAAGGCATTTGCTGTTGCAACTTGTGTCAGACCATTATAGACTTGGACGTAGACTGGAGACAATATGGGCTGCCATAGGTACGGTGTACTAAATGTAATATCGATCGTATTATACGTAAAGTTTACACCGGCCGAATCAAAAATCTGAGTTTTGTAAGGATTACTGATGGTCATTGTGATGGCCGAGAGTGCTGCAATGGATGGAATCTTAACAGTCCGGCCGGTAATCATCTGATTTGGATAATCAGAGTTGAGCAGGATGAGACGGGCCGAAGATAAAGTGCCAGTCAGTGTCTGTGAGATTGGGTCAGAGAATGGTGAGTAGGTGTTGTAATATTTGACGGAACGTGTGACGTAAGAAATTGTATTCGATCCGTCCGAAAAATACGTCTTGAAGTTTGGAATATTGACACGAATAGCAGCCTGAGTTGCGGCATCGACAAAGTTATTCTCGTTGTAATAAGGATTCGTATTGGACTGTAAGACAGTCTGCAAAGGATACACATATCCAGGCCCAGGTGTATACAGTGACGGCAGTGTGAGTTTGAGAGATGCTCCAAGTAGAAGATCACCACGGTATGGAATCTTTACAAAACCAGAACCGCCATACTGAATAGGAGTATTGAATGGGTATTCTTCAGAGTACAACAAGAATGGAGAGTGACGTCTATAAATTCCACTGAAATAAGACACGTCCGGTTTACCAGTAAGATATGCATCCTGTATGCCCTGCGTTACCAGCTGGATAGTCGCAGATGACATTTACTATTATCAACGCGTATTTTTTAAATACGAAAAACCCGTGATGATAATAGATGGCTAATAAAGCTGGTGCATACCAGCTTCAGCTTAAAAAGTTTAATCCTGCGACGATGCAAGACAATGCTACGTGTGTTTTTATAGGTAAGCGCCGTACAGGTAAATCGACGCTCGTCACCGACATTCTCTGGTACAAGAAACATCTCCCAGCCGGAGTTGTCATGTCAGCCACAGAAGATGGTAATGGTCACTATCGTCAATTTGTTCCAGATCTCTTCATTTACAACGATTTTTCACGAGAGGCGGCTGAAAAATTATTCGAAAGGCAGAAGAGGCTGAAGGCGGCTGGTAAATACGCACCCGTCTTTTTCCTTATGGACGACTGTATGTACGACAAGACTCGGATGAAGGAGCCGATCATCCGCGAAATCTTCATGAATGGCCGCCACTACAACATCTTCTTTTTGTTCACGGCCCAGTATGCCATGGACGTTCCGCCGGCTATTCGTGGAAACATCGATTACGTCTTTGTCCTGCGTGAGAATATTCGTAAAAACAGAGAGAATCTTTACGAATCATTCTTTGGATGTTTCCCAACCAAGGATATGTTTTTCCAGGTGATGGACTCGTGTACTGAGAATTACGAGTGTCTTGTGCTCGACAATACAGGGACATCGAACAAGATTGAGGATAACGTCTTTTGGTACAAGGCGCCGGTTCGCAAAAACTTTCGGCTCGGTTCAGATGCAATGTGGAACTATCACAAGACGCATTACAACCCAAAGGCTGGCGCTCCGTTAGGTCCTTCGCAGAGACCACGTGGTTCCCAGCGCGTAGTTGTTCAGAAAACATAATCAGCCTTGTGAGTAATGGTTGAGCTAGTCGACATTTCGGGTGGTGGCGTTCGCCAGTCTTACGACCTTACGACCGGTATGAGAGATCATATGGCCGTTCAGCCTCCCCCGTCAGTCATGCAGCAGAATTCTCCACTTATGGTCCCGCCATCGAACCCTGAAAAAAATACTCTGTCTGAATTAGAGAACACCATGGCCTCTTTATCTACTCCGATCGAAGAGGTGCTTGACACGCCCATGGGACTTATGCAGCCACAGGTTGGCATGCAGCAGCCCGAGATGATCGATTCTCGTACGGTCCAGACTCACCCCGCTCGCCCCGCCGCACAAGCCTCGTCGGCTAGCAACCCACTGAACCTGAATGATGATCAGCTCCAGGCTGCCATTGCGGGTGTTGCAGCCGTCGCCGCATTCTCGAAGATTGTCCAGTCGAAGCTTGGTGAGGTGATGCCGACCGCCTTCGAGATGGATGGCCACCTGTCGACGACCGGTATGGCCCTGACCGCCTTCATCGCGGCCGTCATCTTCTACCTGCTCAAGAACTTTGCCGTGAAGCGCTAATCGACGTCCAGCTTTTCAGCATCACTGACCCGGCCGGCGCCCCCTTTAATTTATAAACGTTAGAAACTCTCGTCATGTCCACCTTGCTATACCCCTTTGACTTTGTCAAAGCAAGGTTCTCCGCCGCCCGAATACACTCGGGCGTCGCCGGACCCTTTAGAATCACATGCGATCCTGGTACGCCTTGGGCGTGAAACCACCAGTCGTCTGGATCGCCCATCTGAAAAGTAACCTTGTCATTCTCGATCGCATTTCGACCGTACACGATTGTACAACCAGCAGGGGTAGTTTGTTCCATCAGTCTGATATGTGATGGCCGCAGTACTGCCGGCGTTGGATCGGTTTGTATATACCTATTCTGCTCGCGACCGCCTTAAGCTTGTGTAGGTTATCCCAGAAGTGACCCGAGTGCTGATATTCCTTTACTGACGAATGTGCAATCTCATGCAGAATGACATGGAATATGCTATTCACATCAGAACCATCAACGCAGATGAAAATCTCATACCCCTTGTTTACGTTGTAACCCACCTGACCTTTGCTCAACATTCCCGTAATCAGATATCGTCTCTGGAGAATAGGAAACTCTCCAGTCTCTCTCAACTTTTCAAGCAGCATTTCATACCTTTTCATCGCCTCCTTGAAAACCTTCGGCTGCTGTGTCGATGAGTAGATGCAGACGAGCGCCAGAACTATTAGTATGGACAGCTTGACATCCATCTCCTACTTTAACTTGTGGAAAATAAATCGAGAATAGATGTCTGTAATTTTACCATTCTCCTCCTTTGAAAATGGTTCCCACTCGATGAGAGCCAGCTTGGCCGCAAAGCACAGATCGACCAGCAGAGACTTGTAGCAGAGAGGTTCAGGGATTGCTCCATTTTTGTAGTATGGTCCGTCTCCGAACCGGACCAGGATCATCTCGCCGTAACGCGGTGCTCCCTTTCCTATGCTCGGTCCTCGTTCGATACCCTCCCACTCGAGCGGCCGCTTGAGAATCTTGTTGGCGTCGGGCACCACACCCATAAACATACCCCCTGGCTTCAGGAGGCTACTGATTGTCTCGATACACATCCGGGCATAGTCCTCAGACTGGAATATGTACTGCAGAGAAAAGTTGTAGCAGACGACATCAAACTCGAGACCAGGAGCCTCGAGCACATCACCCTTGAAGAATTCAGTCGTCGGGTGTACATTGACTGCTCGATTCATCGCCTCCAGGAGCGACTCTTCATCCGGATCGCACATGTACAGCCTCGCACCGACCGAACGCCACTTTTGAAGATCGCCTCCTCGGCCCGCCCCTACATCCAGGACGAATGAATTCTTTTTGACGCTCCGCATGATAAATTCACGCTTGAGGTCATTGTGCAACTGGCGCAGTTTTTCCATTAAAGAAATAGTGTGCGGTACTCTTAAATGTCTTTGGAGC